CTTTCACGTTAGACGGTTCAGCAGACACTATTGAAGATTCAGTAATGGGTGATTCTGTACGATCGTACAAGCAAGGTCTTTCGACTAACACATTGACTCTAGAAGTTTACTGGGATGAGGCTGATGCACAGCAGACTGCCTTAGACGAAAGAGCATCTATAGACTGGCAAGTACATCCAACTGGCACTGGGTCTGGTGAAGAGTATTATTCAGGATCAGGCATCGTAACAAGCAAGTCTATTACTGGCGCTTTTGATGGCATGGTAGAGGCAAGCTTTACAATACAATGTACTGGAGCAGTGACTACAGCATCTAACTAAGGGGGATAAACCATGGGATTAGCTAAAGAGTTACGAAGCAGAAGAAAGATACAGGCGCGAGAAGTTGTAGTTCCTGCATGGGGTGACGAATCTGGAGCATTTAAGTTATATTGTAGAACTATTACTTGCTATGACTTAGACCAATTGCAGAAGAAGCACCCTGACTTTCTTAACAATACGACTATTGGTGCTATGGTAGACTTGATCTGTATGAAAGCAGAAGATGAAGGCGGCTCAAAATTGTTTGCATCTTCTGAAGATAGAATGGATTTGATGGGCGAAGAAACAAGCGTTATATCAGATATAGCCAATCAGATGTTTGCAGAGATAGAATCGCCAGAGGTGTTTGAAAAAAACTGAGAAGCGATCACTCAAGGATGAATCTTTTGTCTTTGGCTGATCGCCTTCACATTACGTTAGAAGATGCTGAACAAATGCCTGTAAATCATTTTAATGAATGGTTGGCCTACTTTAAGATAATGAGTGAAAACAATGGCTGAAAACGTAAAAATTACAATTAGTGCGTTAGATAAAACAAAGCGCGGTTTTAACTCTGTTACTTCTGGTCTAAAAACTTTAACAAAAGCAGTTTTCAATATGCGGACTGCTTTAGGATTAGCGGCAGGTGCAACTGGGCTTGGGTTGCTTGCAAAAAAATCAATTGATGCAATTGATACTTTAGAAAAAACTGCTACTAAAATAGGCACAACAACTCAATCATTATCTAAACTGCACTTTGCCGCTGACCTGACAGGTGTTTCTGTTGAAACCCTCAACATGGCTTCTCAAAGATTTACAAGAAGATTAGCAGAAGCGGCCAAAGGTACAGGTGAAGCTAAAGGCGCACTTAAAGAGCTAGGAATAAATGCTGAAGAACTAAAGAAAAAACAACTTGACGAACAAATGCTAGATTTAGCTGATGCTTTTGCAAACGTAAAATCTCAGGCAGACCGCGTAAGGTTAGCTATGAAGCTGTTTGATTCTGAAGGTGTATCTCTCGTTAATACACTTGCAGAAGGAAGAGACGGCTTAAAAGAAATGTTTAAAGAAGCAGAAACTTTAGGGTTAGTTTTAAGCAGTAGAGCAGTTGGTGGCATTGTAAAAACAAGAGATGCAATGACAAAGCTGTTTGCTTTGTTTAAAGGTGTTAGGGATCAAATAACTGGTGCTCTAGCTCCAGCACTCGAAACGCTTGCTAATACATTGCGAGAAAAAATACTATCTGCGATAGAAGCGGCTGACGGCTCAATTGAAAAATTTGCAAACGAAACTATTAAAAATTTAATAAAAGGATTTGGAGAGTTTATAAGAGCAATTGCTTTTGGGCTTGAAAATGTTATTGATGGACTTAATAAGTTTGTAGAGGGCTTAACGCGAGTTGGCCACTATATTGATGAAAATATAAAGATACAAAAAGATTTTTTTGATAAAACATTCCTTAACAGCCTATACGATGCCGGGAACGGAATAATTCGCTTTGCCGAAGGCAGTGCTTTTGCGTTTGGAGAAATGAAAAAAGGCAAAAAGCCCTTAGAAGAGCAAATCGTTCTTTTTGATAGGTTACGGACAGCATTTAAAGATGTAGAAGATTTATTCCCGACACTTGATGAAGGAATGCAAAAAGTTGCAAAGTCAATGTCTGGAGCCATTACAAAAGGTTTTACAGACGCGATAACTGGCGCGCAAAAGTTTTCTGACGCTATGAAAGCAATGGCAAAAAGCGTTGTTGATAGCTTAATAGAGATGTTGGTTCAGTATTATATTACTCAGTCTTTGTTTGGATTAATTACAGGTACGCCATTTCCTACTCAAAATCAGACCACTGCTCCAATTAGAGAAGGAGTGCCATTACCGCCTAAAGCTATAGGTGGTTCTGTACAGGCTGGTCAGCCCTACATGGTTGGTGAGCGCGGAACTGAGCTTTTTGTGCCAAATCAATCAGGATCAATTATATCTAATAAGAATCTTGGTGGCGGAAATGGTGTTGTTGTTCAACAAACAATTAACGTAACGACAGGCGTACAGCAAACCGTACGTGCTGAGATCGTACAGTTAATGCCCCAGATAGCTCAAGCCGCTAAAGGCGCTGTAGCAGATGCTAGATTGCGCGGTGGTAACTTCTCTAAAGCAATGGCAGGAGCATAACCAATGCCTTTATCTTTTCCCTCAGTAGGCATCCAGAATATGTCGATGAGATTACGCAGAGTAGTTGCTGTTTCTGAGTCACCGTTTACTTTAGATACTCAGGTATATACTCATCAGGGTGCGCGATGGGAAGCTGAAATATCGTTGCCGCCATTAAGTCATGCGGAGGCTAGAAGTGTTGAAGCATTTATTGTCGGCCTTAAAGGAAGAGAAGGTACTTTTACTTTTGGTAATCCTTTACACACAAGCACTCTTTCGGCTAACACTGTTAGTAGTGCCGCTATAAGGGCAGAAACTTTAGAGCTAGGTTCAGGCACTGTTGCCGTTCCAGCAGGTACTTATTTTCAACTAAATGATTACCTTTATTTAGTTACAGAAGATAAAGCGGCTAACGAGGCTACGCTTAATTTTCAACCACCTCTTCGTATAGCAGTTACTTCATCTCAAGCGATTACCTATAACCTGCCTAAAAGTCTATGGCGTATGTCATCAAACGATGTAGGCTGGTCTATAAACCAGGCAAGCATTTACGGTTTTACCTTTGCTTGTGTTGAAGCACTATGAGCAGAACATTAACTACTGCAATGAGCAACGCACTTGTTGCTGATACTGTTAGACCTATCTACCTTGTCAACATGGAATTTGATTCAAGCGAAAACCCTGCTGAATTAAATGTTTGGTCTGGTGTCGGTGATTTAACCTATGGCGGTGAAACTTATCTTGGCGTAGGTGACTTGCTCGGAATTAGTCAGATACAAGAAACGTCTGACATATCTGCTTCTGGAATGAATGTTAGCATTACAGGTGTTAAATCTTCTTTTCTTGTTATTGCAAAAGATCATGAATACCAAGGTCGACCAATTACTGTACGCCTTGGTGCTTTTAATGCATCTGGTTCGTTAGTTAGCGATCCGATTATTGTTTTTAGTGGTTTTATGGACACTATGACAATTGCAGAGAATGGCGAATATTCGACAATTACGATTGCGGCTGAAAACAAACTGGTAGCATTTGAAAAAACGAAGGTTAGGCGCTACACAGCAGAAGATCAAAAAATTGACTATCCGCTTAAATTAGCTAACGGTAACGACAACCCTAACTATGACGCAGGGTTTGAGTTTGTTACTGCGATTGTAGAGAAACAAATTATGTGGGGTCGTCCAACTGGATCATCACAAAACGGCTCAACAGGATCATCAGGAAATCGAGGTGGAGTAGGAAATAACGGTGATTGGACTGCGGCATGATTATAGCGCACGAGTGTCTAGCTAACGTCAAAGAAGACATGAAACCTTTGCTTGAAAAGCATTGGGAAATGGTGGCGTTAAATCAAGGAACAATAAAGCTAAATCCTGATTGGGAAGAATATGCTCGATTAGATGCCGCTGGTATACTAAGAATATTTACGGCAAGACAAGATGGCGAGTTGGTAGGGTATTGTGTTCTTATAGTTAACAAAAGTCTGCATTATAAGGATCATATATTCGCTAACAACGATGTTGTTTTTGTTTTGCCAGATCACAGAGCAGGTGCTACTGGTTACAAGTTAGTCAAGTATGCAGAAGATCACTGCCGAGAAAATGGCATATCTTTATTAAACATCAATACTAAAGTTCACATACCTTTTGATGATCTTATGGTCGGAATGGAGTTTGATCTTATTGAGCGCATTTATTCTAAATGCTTTAAGGATTAATTAATGGCGATTACCTTTGTAGCAGGATTAGCATCTGTCGGATCAGCAATGATTGCGGCAGGTGGTCTTATCTCTATAGGCGCGGCATTTGGTGCTTTTGCTATAGGCGCAGGTTTATCTTTAGTTTCTCGCGCTCTTGCTCCTAGTCCAGATTTAGGCGCACAAATGGCAGGTCAATCTGTTATGACTAGAGACGCGGCACATTCGCGTAAGATTGTTTATGGTCGTGCGCGTATTGGTGGCAATATCGTTTACTTAGAGTCTACTGGCACAGATAACAAATACCTTTGGCTAGTGACTGCAATTGCAGGGCATGAGATAGATGCGTATGAGCAAGTATGGTTTAACGATCAAAAGGTTTGGGAAAACGGTAATTTTACCTCTGCCTGGGCGACACAAGGAGACTCTTCTACCTCACCTTACATTAATTTTAGTTTTCATTTAGGTAATCAAACAACTGCTGACAGTGGTCTAAATGCCGCATCTACAAAGTGGACTGATAACCATAAACTACTAGGCACAGCGTATATGGTCGTGAAACTGACATACGACCAAGACAAGTTTGCTCAAGGCTTGCCAAACATATCAACTGTTATTCGCGGCAAAAAAGTTTACGATGCACAAAAAGATAGCACTAGTCCATATTACGAATCTAGTCTAGGTGTAAGTACACAAAGAGAAAATAATTCTGCTACATGGCAATGGAGTCAGAACCCTGCTCTATGCATTAGAGATTACCTTGTTGACGTTAGATACGGATTAGGAGAGTCTGTTGACAATATTTTAAGATCATCAATAGATACTGCAACAGATGTTTGTAATGAAACAATTACACTCTCTGATACAACATCACAAGTTCGTTACACGATGGACGGAGTTATTGACACTGGTAATTCTATTAAAGCCAATATAGAGAACATGACAGGGGCTATGATTGGACGCTTGGTTTACTCAGGCGGCAAGTTTGAACTACACGCAGGTAAATACGTAGCTCCTACAGTTACGATAGATGAGTCAATGATTATTGGCGAGATAAGCGTTCAAACTAAGCAGTCAAGGCGCAACGCATACAATGGTGTTAAAGGCGTATTTCTTAGCGAGACTGATAACTACATACTAGCAGACTATCCAGCACAAATATCTAGCACTTATGCCGCGCAAGATGGCGATCCTATCTACCTAGATATGCCTTTGCCTTACACGGTTAATAATATACGCGCTCAGAGGCTTGCAAAGCTGGCTCTACAGCGTTCTAGGCAACAAGAAGCCATAACCATACCCTGCAACCTAAACGCGCTTAAATTTAAAATAGGCGACAATATCAGCGTTACTAATACCCGACTAGGTTACTCAGGTAAAGTATTTGAAGTTGTTGGCTATGCGATGGGCTTTAGCGCTGATCAAATGGTCGTAAATGTTGAGGCTATAGAAACAGCCGCAAGCATATGGGATTGGGCAACATCTGACGAAGAGGTATTTTTAGGCGCAGGTGAAGTTGACCTTTACGATGGAACTGTAGCAATAGCACCTGCAAGTGTTAGTGTTGCTGGTGATTCATTTTTAGCGGCAGATGGTACATTTAGCACTTCATTTAATGTTAGTTGGCCTGATGCTGTTGATGCGTTTACAGATCACTATGTTGTAGAGCATAAGCTAACCACTGCATCTGATTACTTCTCCCAACAAACAAAAAGCAGTCCTTTTACAATAATCGGATTGCAGAACGGACAGCAATACAACGTCCGACTTAAAGCAGTTAACGGTATTGGCGTTTCTAGTGCCTATGTTTCTGCAACACAAACTGCGGCTACTGACACAACAGCACCATCGTTGCCAACATCTATCACAGCAACAGCAGGTTACAAGTCAATTAGTTTAGTTTGGACAAACCCTAGTGAAAAAGACTTTGATCATGTAGAGATTCATCGTGCAACAACTTCTAATGGTACTTATGTTCAAGTATCTATTGCCAAGGGTGGATTTGGTGCAAAATCTGAGCATCTAGATGGTGGATTAGCAGATGCAACTGCGTTTTATTACAAATTTAAATCTGTTGATCGGTCAGACAATAAAACATCTGACTCTGACTTTAATGGTCAAACACCTGTAAATGCCACGACAGATGCGGCTTCTATAGATGGCGAAGATGGTTTTAATACAGCTAATGTATATGCTTATAAAAGATCATCAACTGCGGTTACTGATCAGCCTAGCACAGCGAGAACTTGGACTTTTTCAAGCGGAACATGGAACAACAATGATTTAGGCAACAGCTTTACAGGTTTAATACCTACAGGAACAGATGACTTATATGTTTGCAGTGCGGTTGCAAAAAGCCGACAAACTACAGATGAAGTTATTGTAAGTGATTGGTCTCCAGCACGTTTATTTTCTTCTAACGGAACTAATGGAACTAATGGCGATGACGGAGCGGCAGGTGTTAGAAATGCATCTGGTTATGTTTATTATTCTTTATCCAGCGCAACATCGCCTAGCACTCCATCTGCTACAGCCTATAATTATACAACAGGCGTATTTACTGGATTAACTAATAATTGGTCGCGCACACCACCTGTAAATACTGGTAGTGATGCTAAATATTGGGCATCTACCTATTATGTTAGCGAAGCAACTTATGCTGGAACTCAAACAATAACTTTTAACGCGGCATTTTCATCATTTAGTTTTGACGGATTAGTCACCTTTACAAGTTTAAATACAGCTTTAGCTAACACAGGCGGCGACGTAACAACAATTGACGGTGGTTTAATTACTACTGACACAATCACAGTCAATAAACTTACAGGTGATGTAACAGAAGTTTATCCTATAGCGCAAAGGTTTTATACAAATACTGGGGGACTGCAATTACTAACAAATGCCGCAACTATTTTTTCTAATTTTTCAATACCTGCTCCGGCACTAAATATTGCAAAACGGCAAAAGATAGATTTAAACCTATTTTTCTTGATTGAAAATACAGGGCAATCGCCTGTTGATTACAGTCAGATTACATTAACAGTACAAAAAAAATCAAAGGGATCAACGCCTGTACAAATAACAAGTACAGGAAATAAAGTTACGGTTGAAAGTGAATCAATACCCTACAATCAAATTATAAGTCTGCCCTTTAATGCACTAGAAACGCTTGATGTTTC